TAGAGTTCCATTGCACTTGCTCCCCCGAAGGAGTTGAACTTAATATATCCCTTACATCTACTCCGCCTCTTGAAACATAAAGACAAGTCTTGCCTATCATATCCGTCCAAGTTATTGTTGTTTCGCCTCCAGCAGCCGTATATTGTTTGTCTGAAACTACACCACCTGCAACTATCACAGTGCCACCTGGAGTTACCGATGTACCTGTTGTTCCATAAGCACCTGTGCCTTGTAAACTAACTGCGTAAGTAGCTATATCTTTCCAAGGACCATTTATTTGTAAACTTGTCAAATTGCAAGTACCCGAAATTATTACTAAACCTAAAGAAGCATTGTCAATGACAAATTTAACTTGTATCGAAGCCCTAGATTGTTGTAAATTTAAAAGATATAAATAACCATAGTTTTCTAATGTTATTAAACCATCGCAAGAAATAGTCCAAGCAGCAATATCGTTTTTAAATTCTCTGTACCAAGCCGAACTTTGGCTAGTAACCTCTTTTTGTGCAACTTGAACACTAAAAGTGCAATTTGTTGAACACGCAAAAGGAATATCCGTATTTGTTATCGGATTGTGATAGTACAACATTATATTCTTACCAGTTACATTATTGTTTGCCATATCTATTGCGAATTATTATTATATGTTATTACATAATTGTTTGTTGCACTTATATCCGTATTAGATATTTGTAACAAAGTTACATTAGATGAATCAATAACATAATCTATTGTAGAATTTCCTAATAAATAAGAGTTTGAACTTACATTTATTTGGCTAGGGTCGGTATCGGTAGCCGTGAACATTTTTGCAGCATCTAAATATCCATTAGTAGTTTCAAAACTTGTCAAAGTCCCATCAATATTGATAATTTTTTGACCATAAATATTGATATAATTCTGCATTAACAAACCGCTTAACCCAGCATAGTTTGTTGATTTCCCATATTGATACCAAGTTGACCAAGTTACTCCAGAACTATTTGTTAAAGTTCCTATTTGAGTACCATAAGTAGTATTAGCATACACTCCATATGTTAAATCTATTGATTTTGAATATTGAGTATTAGTATTTATAAACGAATTATAATCAATTTGTTTTTCAAAAGGAGTAATATTTAAAGAAAAATTACCTACTATACAATATCTTACAGTTCCATCTTCTAAGGCAAAATGGAATGACAAATCCCCATCAATAGGAGCAGGAGGCAAAGTAATAGAATACCCATTTACATTGTCTGTTGTTGTTGATGGAATTGGGAAAAAGTTTGTAAAAGCACTTGTATTCCAAGCGGCAGGAGTTCCACCATAATAATAAGTAGAAGAAGTACCAACAATTTTTACATAAATATTACCTCTGTACCCTCCTGTATCTTGAGCATAATAAGTCCAATTAAAATTTAATATATCATTGCCATTAACTTTTGGCATTCCTAAAGCATAAATTCTAACATAAGAACCTGATGGAGTACCTGCTATTAATCTATATTGAGCAGAAACTTCATTTGCATTATTAATAATTGAATATCCTGACCCTGTACCTCCATAAGCAGCATTCCAATTCACTGGGACATCAGAAAAATAAGGCTTTAAATTACCATTGGATAAATAATTAACCGCACCTTGATATTGATGGCTTAAAGTAACATTGTTATAACCTTTTCTTAATAGTTTTATTTGATTACCCCCGCTAAAAAATAAACCACTTGTATTTCCTGTATATCCTTGAATTTGGCTTGAAACATTAAATTGTCCACTTCCAATAATTGAACTTGTATATGAATATTCTGTATAATAAACATTTGTTTGAGCAAATTCATTAACTGAAACTATCCACCATTTACCTTTAGCCATAAATAATCTACAACCAAACCCATTTACAATATTATTTAATATTGTAAAACAATCTATATAAGTTGTTGCAGTATTTAAAAATGTTCTATAAGGTAAATAAGATTGAGAAAAAGGCTCATTTGATGTGCTAGTCCCCCTATCATTCATCCCAACTGAATAATAACTACAAGCAGTTACTAAATTTGGGGTTGTTGGTAAATTCAACGCATTTAAACATAGCATTGTATAATATAAAACACTTTGGCTATCATTTATATTAACTGACGTTGAAATTGGCAATAAAATGCTTTTAAGCATACCTAACCCATCAACGCAATTAAAAGAAAGTTGTTTTCTACCTGTTGAAAATGATATTTGTACATTATCATTAATAGTAAACCCAGTCCATTCTAAATCTGTCCCTAAAAATAATTTAGCAAAATACTTCCTATCATTTGTTGTAACAAAATCAGGCATATTATTTAAATTATCAGTAATATCTATTGTTACATTTAATTGACTAGCAAATATTGGCTCAAATTGGTCATCAGAAGTTGGAAGATATTGTAATTGAAGTTGAGTTCCTTGATATTCTATAATACTTCCACTATACCCATCTTCTTGTAAGTATAAATAAGCAGTTTTGCTTGTTTTAGTAGCGTATGTTATTTTATATTTATCTGCGTATGCCATTAACTTCCCCTTCTAAGATTAAGTGAATAATTTGACCTTTGCAAAGCTAACACTAAATCACTTCCTTTTAAAGTAAATTGACCATTACCTCCCATATTACCACCACTCATTGCTCCCGCATTAAATGTACTATTCATCATTGAACTTAATTTGCTTAAAGGCATTACTGCTTCAGATTGACTTCCTTCGCCTATCATTGCTAATGTTGGTTTAGAAACTACTCCCCCATCAGCTAAATATTTTGGAATCATTAACATTCTACCTGCTGACCCTGCAACATCTGACGCTGCTACTCCCCCTGCTTGTGCTGCAACACTTCCACCTCCTGTTAATGCTGCAAAAATTGCATCAAAAATTAAAGTTTGAATAACTAATTCAGCCATTTTTTGAACTAACTGAGAAATCATATTTAAAAAGGCTTCCCCAAATGATTGACCTTGTTGCATTGCATCATACATACTAAATAAAGCCTTTGTTACATCTTGTGATATTGTTTTAGCTAATGATTTATAGGCTTCTTGTTGTGCTTTAATACCTTTTGCAATTTCATCGTCTAATTTAATTTGCTGGGCACTTTTTTCAGCTTGTTTTGCTAATACATCACCTAAACCTCCACTAGCAGCCATTCTTTCCTCAACTGGCTTAATATCCTTTTGAATACTTGCTTTTCTTTTTGCTTCATCTGCATTTGTTTCTGATAAAGTAGGAATTTTGATAATATCTAACCCTAATTCAGAAAATTTCTTTTTATATTCTTTTTGTAATTCTAATTCTAATCTTAACTTTTTATTTTCTTCTCTTGCTTCATCAACTATTTTTACGCTTTTAGATGGACCTTCTTGACCTGTCAATAAAGCTAACCCAAAAGGATTTGCTTCTAAACCTTTAATATCATTTTTTAAAGCAGCAGTTTGATTGTCTAATTCTTTTTGTAATCTTTTTGATTCATCTAAAGCATTTGCTAAATCACTTAAACCCAATGCTTTAATTAATAAACTTGCTCCTAAACCTGTTTGACCGCCTAATTGTTCATTTGCTTGTAATGCTAATACTTTCCCAATATCGGAAGGTTTTGATTTTTTTATTGTTGTTTGTGCACTTTCTAAAGCTATTGTATCAGCAACTATCTTGCCCATTCTAGCAGTTACAACAGCTTGTTGTATTAATGCTTGGGTATAAGTATCAACTGCTTTCTTAGCATCATCACTTGTTTTAATTTGGTCAGCTAATTCTTTATTAACTCCTCCTAATTCTTTTTTAACTGAAGCCAGTGCTTCTGCCCTTTTCTTATCTGATAAAGTAGAATCTTCTGATATTGTTATTAATGTTTGAAGTCTTAATCCTGTTTCTAATCCACTTTTCTTTGCATCATCTAAAGACTTAGCAAATTTTATATTTTCTTCTTCAGCTTTTTTACTTGTTTTTTGCCATTGCTCAAATATACCTACCGCAGCAGACAAAGCCAATACTATTCCAGCAGGACCAGTAAAAGCAGTAGCAAGTCCAGTAATTGCATTTTTAAATCCACCTTCTTGAACTGCTAAACGAGTTAATGAATTACCAAACATTGTTAACCCATTCAAACCACTTGTTAATCCGCCAGAAGCAAATTCACGAGTAACCCTGTCCATTTGCCCAATGGCTCTAAAATTTTGATATGATTGTTGTGTAACTGTATCTACTTGAACACCAAACTCATTTAAACCTTGTTTGGCAATATCTATCTTATTATTCCAATCGGTAATTGCTTTAGTATCAAAATTACCTTTTAACTTTTTCTCAAAATAATCTAAATCATTAAGAAGTTTAACTATATCTGCTCTAGCTTCAGCACTATCAAATTTGAATTTGACCCCTAAATAAGATGTAAAATCAGTTGCCATATTTTATTAATTTACTCCGTATAGTTCCAAAGTTCGTAAAAGTTGGTCACTTGATAAATATTCTTCTTGTTCAGGTTCTTCTACATCATCTATTTGTGGAATATGCCAAAATGAAGTTAATGATTTAGGATGCTTATCTGAACTATTACTTAGGTATATAATATAGGCGAGGTTTCGTGTCCTCGCCCATTCATTTACTTCTTTTCGTTCTGTTCCCAAAACGATAATACAATAATCTTTCCAAGTCATTTCCCAAAATTCGCTTGGTCTTATTCCACATTCAGCAGCCTTAACTAAAATATCATCCCAAGTTAACTTTTTGAGGCTTTTTTTTTCTCGGTTTCTTTTGGACCACTAACATCAAGATTAGTGGCTGCAAGTATATACTTAAAGTATTCTACTAATTCTCCATCAGCCTTGAAAATAGAGCCTATTTCATCAATCCATTCGCAAACATCATCTTCAGTGTAAGTTATTTCTTCTTTTTTACTAATACAAGCGGACTTGTAACCAATATAAAAAAGTTTAATAATTACGCTAATGTCTTTTTGTGAGGTAGCTAGAATTTCAAAATACTTTTCTAAGGTAATATTGTATTCTATGCAAAACTCACGCATAGCCCAAGTTCCCCACTTTAAATGGATTTTGTTGTTGTTCAGTCTTAATTCAAACATATTTTTTAGGTTTTTATGATGTTACTCTAGCTTGTGATAATGGAGGATTTACTACTTCAAAAGTTGCAGTAAACTTCACATCTTCTTTATCAGGAGCAGTTAAGTCCCAATTAGAAATAAACACTAAATCAGTAGCAGTACCACCATAAGTTACATTACCAGCCGATGGGCTAGATGGTCCCATTTTGATAGCAAACTTAGTTTTAGCAACGTGCAAAGAGTAAAGCATATCGTAAGAATCCTTACTTTCTGCTCCTGTTTGGTCAATTGCAAATCCTTCTGCTTTGATTGATTGCTTGAAATTTGGTCCTGGTTCGTAGTCATCTCCACATTTAGAAGACGCATCGATTACGTTATTACTTGAGGTAATAGCGTTTGAAGTTAAACAAGCTACTACTTTGTATGTTCCAGTATTGGATTCATCTGCAAATAGTAAGTAACTTCTAGCTGATACTTTAGATTCTGCCATTTTATTTTAATTTTGAGTTATTGTTAAATTATAAGTTATTAAAGTCCTGAATACGTTATCAAGTGGGTTTAAGGCTTGTAAATTTCTGATTCCCGCAACACTTAAACTAGACGCTTTCCATCCTGCGGGTAGTGTTATTGTAGTATCAGAATTTATAGCACTTAAAATCAAATTGCTAATTTCTTCAGCACGTTTAAAGCCAAAGTTAGCATTTTTTGTAACAATGTCTATAATAAACACTAATGTATTTGTATATCCATTCTTGCCTTGTACTTGGCTTGATGTTCTGCCTGTTAAAATTAGATATTCATTCCCTGCCGTCATTGGTGCAATACCATCATAAACCCCTAAGCCAGTAGCTGAAGTTAATGTGGTATAAAACCATTTTTTTATATCTACGTTAGGATTATACATTTCCTATTATTTTTTTTATATTTTCAATTAATGCCATTTTCTCCATTTCAAAGTTAGGTATTAAATAAGGTTGAGCATTCATACCCACTATTGATTTTTGACCTTTGAATTGTCTAGCGTATTCTTCATATCCTGTTGGGATTGACACCCTAGTCCCTGTTCCAAATTCAACATAAGGTGCATATTCTAAAGGTGTAAAAACTTCCCACCCATAACCTTCATCATCTTTTATTGGTCTTGTATTTATTGAGGCTCTTAATGTTCCCATATCTACTGGGCAATCCATTTTTGCTCTACTTTCAACGTTTAAAGCTGCTGCTTTTACTGAATTATTTATGTCAGTATTAACTTTTTCACTATAATTTTTCAATTCAGTTATAAGTTTATCAATACCAAAAACATTCATTTCACTAGCCATAAAAATTAATTTCTAAGAAACGATGGGCGTTGTCCACATCATTAATTGATTGAATAGTGTACATCTTACCTTCTACATAAACTTGATATTCCTCATTAATCACAGTTCCGTAACGAATAAACAATTTAGCATCTTGGTAAAAAGTTTTTTCATCTTCTAGCAAAGTTCTAATGCTATGAGCAGGTCTAAAATCACCCCATACAGTTTCTTGCAAAGTAAAAGCCGTAGTATATCCACCCTCACCATCACTTGTAGTAGTTGGTCTATACAAATCAGCCCTACGTGTCATTGTAGAGGAATTAACGTTTCTGCCTTTTTTTTGACCTATTTGCATCTTATAATATTGGACTTATTCTAGTATATCTTTGGCAAGCTCTCCAAGCCTTTTGACAAACTCCTGTTTGGTCGTATCTTTCTACATCTGCACCTCTATTCTCATAATCGAAGTCTATTTGGTCCAAAATAGCCGTTTTAAGGTCTTTAGGGACACTTACCATACCACTTGTGTAGGTTGCCTTCATTTGATTCCAAATAGGCTGATAAAGGCTAGGATATTTATCCCCGACCAATCTATAATTTATTGGCAATATTTCCAATCCTGTAACATTGTCGTAAAGTTTAAAAGTAGTTATGTCCATAGGTCCATAAGGGATTGTAAAAAAACCCGATGGATTATTAAACCAAATAGAAACAAGTTTTGATGTAATACATAACCCTGTTGCTTTTTCAACTGCTTCTCTTGCTTGAGTAATTAAATCAGTAATCAAAGCATCGTCTGCATTTGTGGTTACACGGCAATAGTTTTTAGCTTCTGTAAGTGTTACTGGTTCTGTGATTGTACCATTATCTGCTAACTGATAGGAAATTAAATAATTATAGAAAGACATAATCTCTTTTTTACAAATTTACATTAATTATAATAAAAAACCCCCTACGTTTTAAGTAGAGGGTAATTTATTTATCTAACCATTAGAATTATGCATTCAAAGTAGCATAGATAGCAGAACCTGGCAACATTAAGTTGATTGCCTCATAACACTCGATACGAGCAGTTACTAAGTTCTTTTGGAAGTTGTCGCTATCTTCATAAGCGAACTCAATTGCAATTCCTTCTACTTCTACTCTTTCGATGTAATCAGCATCAATAACTAATGCTTTATCGTTGGTAACCCAAGTAGCAGAAATAACAGGTACACCCCAGATTGTGATGTCGCCACCAGTTCCGATTTGTACACTACCTGAACCTACATAGTAACCTGCGTTGATTGTGTCAATCAAAATTTTTGATTGTTGAGCAGGAGATACTAAAATGTAAGAAGGATTGAAGTTAGCAGCTTTTTGGTTAGCTATCAATTGAACTAATTGCTTTAAGTCAACAGTTTCAGTTGTAGTTGCAGTTCCAGTAGCAGCACCACTTACAGTACCAAAGAAAGAAGCATTCTCCGCTTTGAAGAAATCTCTTTGTAACATTCTTGGTAAAGATTGAGACAAGAAAGGTAAACTTCTCATCATTTGCTTAGAGAAACGAGAGAAACCTGCGATGTAAGAGTTTACAATCTTAGTTTCAGTCAAGCTATAATCGTTTTGACCTTTAGTAGCACCTTCAGTTTGAGAACCAATGTTATTAGTTTCGCCAGTATTCTCTTTGTAGAAAGTGTAAAGACCACTTTCAGAACGTACAGTTGGAACTAAGTCACGGAAGTTAATCAATTGAGCAGGTTGCAAAGCTGGACGTAAAGAGTAAGTAGTCACTGGATTCCCTGTAACGTTACCTGCAATAGTCATTGTCTTTGCTTCTGGCATTTCTAAACGGAATTTACCACCTTGCTTTAAGGTTTTCTCCATTTCGTCCATTCTACCATCTAATTTTTCGATGATTAATTCATCAAATGCTTTAACCTCACGGCTATCAGCTTTCTTTTGTGCAGCGGCAGCAATATCAAATTGCTTTTGCATTTCGTCTTTTACGACTTTAATTTCGCTTTTTACAGCATCAATGTTAGCAGAAACGTCAGCTTTTAAGCCTTTTACGTTCTCAGCCATTTCATTGATTAATTCTAAATTTTCCATTTTTTAATTTTTAAATAGTTTATTAAATTCTTTGATTGCTTTGAGCATCTCAGCCTCTTTTATTGTTTTCGGCTCAACTGAAGTATCGGGTTGAGTGATAGTTAATAATGATTGTTGGATTCTCTTTATTTCGGATTCCATTAATTGGTAAGTACTATCGGAATAATTCCCTTTAGTAATTGCCTTTAATAGATTGTCTAAACGCAAAGATAATGATTCTTTGTTTTCTGATTTGAAGCCCAAAGTTGGTGTTTCAGGATTCGCACCCCACAATACCGCAGAACCTTCGTAAAGTTTTAATTCACTGATTGTTCTTACTCCGCTTTTTGATTCGCTTTGTTTGATTGTGCTAAACCCGATTGAATGTTGATTGATTAACCCAGCATCATAAAGTTTAATTAAATCTTCTCCTGCTTGTGTTTTTACGATTTGAGTAACGGCTACCAATTTGTCGCCATCAACATAAAGCTCACTAGGTTTCCCAATAACGTGATTCATATCGGCTTTGTGGTCAACTAAAGACCAAATCATATTCTTAGCCTTTGGTCCACGTTCAGTTAATGTCTTTGTAAATGCTTCAGGCACGATAATATCATTGTCTAAATCAATATTATTCATTCTTGACCAAACCGCTTTTACAGTTCTTGTCTTTGTACTAACGTCCATTATAGAATCGTTAATATCTTTTAATTGTATTTTACCCATATAACAAAGTTATAATTTTTTTATAATGCTTGAGAAATTAAAGAATAAACGTCATTATTGTTTTTATCATTTAGCATACTCCATATCATTCCCATATCCCCTTTTGGCGGATTTGTGTCATAGGTTACATAATCATTATTCGCATCTTTTACAACTTGATACCCGATTGTGCAACGGCAATTGCATACGTTCCCTGCGGATGCGTGAAAGTCACCTGGATAATCCATATACTCAAATCCCATATTGTCTAAACTAGGCACTTCAAATTTTGAATCAATGGGTACTTGTATTCCGTACATATGATAATGGTCGTTCTTATCTCTAGGAATAATTCTAGTTCTATTGTCTAAAGTTGAAATCCAAATCTTGTTCGTTCTTAAACCTGTGGAAATTGCACCGACTACTGAACCTGTATTGGCAGCTTTTGCCGTTTCCGTTCTTGCGATAAGTTCGGCACGATAATCAGTAATTCCTGCGGTTTTTAAATTCTTAATTGTTTCTTTTAACGTTAATCCTTCTTCAATTCCTTTTTTAAGATAGCGTTGAATTTGTTGCTTAGTAGTGTCGGTAATATCCTTTATAAGTTGGGCTAAACCTTTGTAATCTAGGTAACGAACTATGACACTTTGCCACAAATCGCTAAAATATCCCTTATGTTCATTCGGTAGATTCGATTTTAAGCCCTTTTTTAGCCCTTTGTAGGCATTATCTGCCGTTTGGGTACCCATAGCTATGTGAAGCGAATAAATCGTCTGTTTTAAGCCTTTGGTGGGCAAATCTTCTAATGACTGGGTACGACAAAACGCATCCACCTGTGCTTGAAGTTCTTTTTTAAACTTAGGGGAATACGTCTTGAATGCCTTTGCATACAATTTCTTGTATTGATTCATTATTTATTTAATGATAGCAAATAAATAGTTTCTGCGAATAAAGTAGCAATTTCATCTACTTGATTTTGAATCCAAGTTTCTTGATAAATAGTTGTTCTATCATCTTGAATTTCTTTATAACATTCTTGGAAGTATGCCATTACTTGCTCAGGGTTTTGATAGTTAATTGGTTGAATAATTGCATAATCAACTGGACGACCATAAATACCGCTAACGCTTTCAACTAATCCGTCTGTTAAATCCAAAATGCCATCGTAAAAGCTATTTAAAGCTTTGTGCATTGAATAAACATTTGTTTGATGATGCCATACAACGGCTTGGTCAAAAGAAGATTTTAAATAACCAACAAAGTCCGCAAAATTATCTTGTGGAGTGTCTTCGTTTGGTTCATTTGGGCTTTCTACTTGCTCAATTGGTTCAGACATTTCAATATCGTTGAATGCTTTTAATTGCTTGAATTGTGCCTCTAATTCGCTGATTTGTTTTTCTAAATCGTTTATCATTATTTATTATTTAAAAGGTCATTAAGATTCTTAGGTACTTCTAAAGGTGCAAAAGTGTCCATTGGTGCAATATTGCTCGGGATGTATAGTTTTTCAAGTTCCGTTTGGTCCACATAATCAGGAATCTCCATACCCATTTCCTCATATTTTTGTTTAGGAGTTAACCACCAAGCCTTATCTAACCAAGCTACTTGTTCAGTCTTATTGGCTTCTAGTTCTTTGTAAATAGATACATCAAAATCAACATAAACATTTTCGCCTTTATATCCCCAATCAGTCCAAAGTTTTCTATTCAAATTATCTCTTAAAGAAACCAACAAAGGAATAGCACAACGCAAAGTCAAAGCCTTTTCTCCTTCTTGTTGATTGTTGTAAGTTTTATTTGCTGCATCGTTTAAAAGTTGCGATGGTACTCCGTAAATATTACAAAGGCTAACCATATCCCACTTCTCACTTTCTAAGATTCCTAATTCAACAGGGCTTAATCCTATTTCCTTCCAGTCAACTTTATAACCTGAAACGGCTATTTGATTAAAGTTTTGGCTACCTGCTTTATCGCTTACTGATTTCTTCAATGCTATTGCTTGGTCTGCTCCGCTTATTGGGTCAAATCTATCATCGTTCATAAACAATACTCCCGCAGGTCCACCATTTTGAAACGCAGATACTGAAGCAGTTTTTGCTTCGTTGCTTCTAGTTAAAGTCCTAGATGCAGCTTTTAAAGGTGATTGCCCATAGAGTTGATTACCCGTTATATTCCATTGCGGGTTAAAATATTTATCGTGTAGAATTTCTTCAGTTGTAAATGACCACAACTTACCATAGTATAATTGATACCCTGCTCTAACTGGCGGAAATACTTCTACGTTTGCGATAATTGCCATAAACTGAGCTGGGAGTGGGTACAATTCTAAAGGCTTTCCTTTGTTTGCTCCTGCTTCAATAAGTTTACCATAGATAAAAGAATTACCTGTGATAAGTTTAAACGCACACCATTGTTCAACCATATCTGACCAAGTGTCTTCAGTATTAGGGAATTTTAAAAGTTCGTTTAATCTTTGGTCGCCTGTGTAAATTTCAAATGCTTTGGCGTGAAGTTCTTTCATCTCCTTCCAATTGGTAATCTTGTCAGGATTCTGCATTAATGCTTTATATTTTTTTGCAGAAAATTCATCGATTGTTTTATAAACGTGAAATGGAGCAATTTTTGCTTTTTCAGTTATCAATCTAACAATAGAATAAACTATGTCGTTGCTTACATATCCATCATTTACAAAGCCCTGTGCATCTGCACCTTGCCACGTTACAATCCCACGATTTATTGAAACAGAAGAACCTAATGGTCCTTTCATTGGCAATACCGAAGTAAGAGGTTTTGTTTTAGGTGCTTTTGCTTTTGCGAAAATATCCCAAATAGCCATATTAGTACATTTATGTCAAAGTTAAAGATTTTATATTAGAAAACACTTACAACAAATTTAGGAGTATATTCAAAGAACATTCTCATAGCCAAACAATCACTAAAATCTGGAGAACGACCTATTGCAGCTTTGACTTTATCCTTTGGTATTATTCCTTTGCTTCCATCGTTATCAACTGACTTTTGTTTGACTTGTTCTAGTTCCTCAATTATCATTTGCTTTTGTTTCCCGTCAGCATTGATAAACATTTTGCTATCGTTTATTAACTCGGCTAACTTAAAATAACATTGAGATTTAAGATTGTCAAAGTTTTCTTTAGAATGATTTACTGGATTCTTTAACGCAGTGCTATTGTTTACAAATCCTTTGCACCTAAGAATATCCACTACCCCACCACCTACTCCATCCTCATCGACTACAATATTTGAATAAGGCACTTTAAAATCTAAGGCAAAGTTTTTTATAAGTTCAGCAACTTCAACAACCGACTTGCCATTGTATTGATAAAGTTTAACACGCATTCCACTCCATACCCCAATGACAGTACTATCAGAGCCAAAACGTGCCACATCGCAAGTAATGTAAGGAGGACCACTAGGCACAAAGTCATTCCTAAATGAATCAAGTATTTTTTCATAGTCTATTAATTGTGCAGGGTCAGAGGAATATTCCCAGTTACCAAATAGCAATCTTTCTTTGCTAACCTTATCTAAAGTTAAAAGGTTTTCTTTATAGTGCTTTGATATGTAAGGATTGTCATCTATTAACGAAGCTATAAATCTTTTATTATTGGCAATGCTTCCATCTTGTTGGGGTTTGTAGAACTCCGAGTAAGCCCAATTTTTTGCTGGGTTACAAGTGTAAAGAATCTTAGGCACTAAATCGTTTTGGTCTAATTGGAATCTTATCCTTGATTTAATAATATTTCTTGCTTTGTCATCTACTTGGTTTGCTTCATCAATAAACGCATCGGTAATCTCTAATGAACCTAATTCATCAAAGTTTGGGTCGCTAGGATAAGAATAAAGGTCTTTTAGTAGAATTGTAGAACCATTAGGGAACTCTATTTGACTTGTTTGTCCGTTAAACTTATAATGCTTCCCCGCTTCTAGCCCTTGCATTTTGGCTATCTGGAAGAACGAAACAAGGGTAGTTTCTTTAAGGGTTTTCAATACGGCTCTACCAATTAGTCCTCTAGTATTGGGGTATTTTAATCTTTGTTTTAATTGCCAGTAGCATCCCAAAGCAGTTTTACCACCTTATTCAGCCCCCCGCACCGCCTCCGAATAACAACTCATTTGTAAAGTTGTCTTCAAGTAGGTCGAGTGCGGAGGTTTGTTTAATTGATAGTTCCATTATAGGCTTCCTTTGTTTTCAACATAGGTTTTCTTTTCTTCCCAAGTAATATTTAAACCTCCTGATAATTCTATTTCGTTAGTTTGCTTTGCTCTACCTTCTAATCTATCAAGTATTTCCTGGTAAGCCCTTAAATCGCCTTTAAATGCTTTTTGTAATACCATTAGGTCTAATTGCTCGGCAACAGTAAATTCTTCTTTCTCTCCTGTAATTGGATTTGTCTTTAATTGGACTAATTCTAAAAATCTTAGTAATCTAGTCTTGCTATTAGGAACTCCTTTTGGGCGACCTGGACCACCTGGCTTTCCCTTTTCAAATGGTGTTAAATTTTGTTCGTTTGCCATAATCTCACTTTATTTTCACTTTTTACAAAGATACGCCACAATTAGGGCATTTCTTCTCTCCTTTGGCATTGTCTTGTTTTTCTTCTATATCATTGTTGGCAAAAGCTGGTATATCTAAACCCCAATTATCTAAATCTTGAATATTCCATTCGTTTGCCAATAGGTCAAAATCCCAATCTCCTGTGCTAACATTATCACGAACGATAAATTGCTTTTTTTGTTCTTCGCTAAGATTATTTGCGTGAATAACGGGTACATCTAAAAGCCCAGCTTCTATACAAGCACGATACCTTTGATTACCTCCTAAAATGATATTATTCTCATCAATTACAATAGGTCGCAATCCTAACATTTCTGGAAACTCTTGAATTGACTTAACTAATAATTTGAATTTAGCATCACGGCAAATTCTAGGATTGTTTGGATTTGGTTTGATTTCGTTGATTAGCATCTGCCTTGTCTATTATAAGGTTTAGTTGGTTTGTCTTTAGGACCAGAGTTCTTTTTGTATTTGCCTTTCTTTCTACTGCCAAAGTTTACTTTGCCTGTTGTTAATCCTTTTGCCATTATTTATACGTTTCTATTATGTGGTTTAATTCTGTCCTTGACCATTTCTTAATTAGCCTATGTTGGCTTTCTAACTGCAAAACCATTCTTTCGCCTATTTTATCAATTAGGTTTTTTCGGTAGCCTATAAGGTGGAATTGGTCAAATCCATTGCAAGATTTACATTCTCCGTTTACGTTGTATTCATCAAATCTTAATGCAGAACTTCCTTTGACTGGAACGTAATGCCCTGCATCCATAACTTCGTGTCCTTTAACTTGACCGCAAGAAATACAAGTAAAAAATCCGTCTTGTGAATCCCTTGTACGTATATATCGGTTAAATATTGTTTGAGCCTTTGCCGTTAATTTAGGAATCGTAGGTAGTGCCATAATGCAAAACTAAGTTACTTTTTGATACGAAACGTTATTTTTCGGTCTTGGTATTCAAACCGCTTCTTTTTTATAGGGCTAAAGGATTCCTTTATTTGGTATTCATTTACTCCTGTTATCCTTGTGGCATAGGCTACTGATTTAAACTCTATTTCTTCTTTGGTATCTAAAAATATCATTCTCACAGGTTGTGCGTTCTCGTGTCCTTTCATAGTTTTTTTATAAGATAATAGTATAATTCTTTTAGTAATTCCCAAACTAATATAATAATTAATACTTTCATCGTTTTATTAGGTCTTTAATTTCAATACAAATAATTGCAGTGCAGTAAACAACTAAGAATACTGGTACTGAAATGAAGAAAAACTTTAATAGTTCTAATGGTTTAATTTTCATAAGGTGCGTTTTTAATTTCATAGATTATCCATATTAGGAAAATACATAAGATTCCGATTTCAATTTTCATAGGTTATTTGTTTTGGTTATAAGTTTCTTCATAATAATCTTCAGCTTGTCTTGCTTGGTCATTAGAATTTGATTTTAAATAATCATAAGCATCTGACCAACCTGCAAAATGTGCATCTACTATCTGACTTTTTTCTTTTTCCATACAATCATTCTTAAACATTTCCCAATGAACGCTATCTTTTTCTATATATAGCATTTCAATCCTTGCTAGTGCTAGTCCCATTGCGGTTTTCATTTCTTTGTTGATTTTTTGTTATAGGTTTAAATACTTTCTTCTTTCTTTTGTCGGTCATATAAATGCCTTTGACTTGTTCTTCAAATTGTGCTTTTTCTTCCTTTGTAATATCAGGATGGTATTTTACCCTAATTAATACATCTTCCATAGGTATGTATGTTTCTATCATAATTCGTTATCGTAATAAAGTTTTAATGAATATTTCTTGCATTGCTGCCTAATAGTTTCCTCATCTGATAAAATATCTTCAGGTTTCTTTGCCTGTGCCAAATTATAAGCATTAACCCTAGCTTTTATAAAATCAGCCTTTTCAGGACTTATTTTGATTAACTTACGCTTCCATAGATAGTCAAAGCATTGGTAGTTTAAGAATCTCCAATCCTTCTTTGATGTCTTCCAATATTCTGCTTCATCTTTCATTACCTGTTCCTCATCTATTTCCATTGGTGTTTCGTTTATTTCGTTTACTTCAATCTTATTTCTTACTTGTACTGCTATTTTCTTATATGCATTCATTACCTCACCAATTAACTTAGGACTAAAGTTTATATGCTTATCAATAGAAAATTTAT